TCGTAAGTACGAGATTTCTGGCTTAGACCTGTTTAAGGCTCTTCGTAAAGACCTGGCCTTAGAGGATTAAGAAAATGCTTTTTCCTAAGGTTCGTGCTATTTCTCAGAGATATACAACCCCAGAGGAGCTGGCTGGGAAAGAAAATGCCGGAGTAGCCGCCTCGCTTATATTGGCGCACGAAGGGCTTACTACATCCATGTCCTTAGAGGCTGGGGAAAATATAACTATTGGTGATCCTTTGTATGTATCAGCCAATAAGTTCTATGTAGCAGACAATATTGCAAACTTTAGGGTAGTCGCTATCGCCACAGCTACGACAGCATTAGGGCTTATCTGCGAAGGTAGAACATTTGGTTCTGTAGTATTGTCTGGTTTATCGGTAGGAACTCCCTATTTTCTGGGGAATTTAGTGATACAGAATACACCTCCGGTTGCAGGGTATGTAGTATGCGTAGGCCAGGCTATTAGACCTGACCTGCTTTTAGTAAATATCGAAGACTCAATCTTACTTTCATAGGAGAATCATCATGGCAGTTCGTAAGCCTTTAGTTATTATCAACGGCCAACGCCAAGAACTCCCCGCAGGAGACACGCTGTCTGCTGCTGCTTCTGAGGTCGATGTAGTATCCCTCACGGCGGCAGCCACGCTTGTCGCGTTAACCCCTGTCTATGTATCTGCGGCTAGTGCCTGTAATAAAGCATCTGCCAGCGCTAGCGCCACGGCACGAATCATAGGCTTTGCACAAGATGCAATTGCTTCGGCTGCTGCTGGCCTCATTCAGACAGATGGTATCCTGTCAGGAACTACTGGCGAGTGGGATGCAGTAGCTGGAACCACGGGGGGTTTGGCAGCGGGTACAACGTACTTCCTATCTGGCACAGCGGGGCTAATCACAGCCACTGCACCGACTGCATCGGGTAGCTATGTTGTCAAAGTGGGAACCGCAATCTCTACTACCGAGCTTGAGATCAGTATCTCCGACTCTACCCTGTTGGCCTAAATCATGGCTATTCGTAAACCCCTTGTCATAGTAGCAGGACAAAAGCAGGAGCTTCCTGCGGGGGATACAATAGTAGCTGGGGATGCTACTGTTTCTAACGTAATATCCTCCCCAACAACCATTGCGGCAGATACATCATACATAGTGGCCAGCTATCTTAAAGTAGATAGCGACCTTACGATTAACGGAAATCTAATGGTGACAGGATAATGGGACAACATCTAATGCCAGAAGGGGCTTCCCCATCTACCCCGGCAGCAGGCTACGTAGCAGTATATGCGAAGGCAGACGGTCTTTTGTACTCGAAAGATGACGCTGGAGTTGAGACAGTAGTAACTAACATGCTAGGTACTAATGTGGGCACCTTCCTAGCTACCCCGTCCTCTACCAACTTGGCCGCAGCGGTAACCGATGAAACTGGCTCTGGCGCCCTAGTATTCGCTACCTCTCCTACTTTAGTAACTCCCGCACTAGGAACTCCCTCTTCTGGCGTAACTGATAACCTTACAACAACCACAACAGCAACTGCGCTCACCGACACAGACTTCGTTGATACTAACCTCGCTGCCGGGGGGAAGCGCAAAATTCTATGGACAGCAGTAAAAACCTACCTAAACGGAGTATTTGGGCAGTTGACTGGTAATCTATCCCAGTTCGCTTCCGGCGGAGCTATCGCCCCAGCTTCTATTAACGGGGTAGCAGTTGACGCCGCTGCGAATAAGCCAGTTACTGCTGCGAGCCTAAACGGAGGGACGCTACCTGCTAGTGTGACTACGCTGGCAATCAGCGCAGCCATATCCGACAACGACTCAGACACTTCTGGAGCTACTACTGCTTTTGTTCAATCCCAGATTGAGAATAACAACAACCCAACCGCCATTGCCCAGTCAATAAACATGACAGAAGCAGCAAGCGGCTCGAATGGAATCCAAGTCGCAGATAACGCGAACATCGACTTTGGTACGGGAAACTTTACGCTGCATTGGGAAGGTAGTCTGCCTGACTGGACGCCGAGCGCCCTTGTGCGTGTTATATATAGATATGAAGATTCTTTATTAACTGGGTATGCATTAACGGTAAATACAAATGGAGCTGTTTATGTATCGCTCTGGCTGGCCAATACCACCCCAGAAAACTTCTTTTCTACAGCCACAGCAGCTACAGATGGAACAGCCCATAAGATAACAGCAGTTATTACTCGTGAGACAGCTTCTACGGACGGTTCTGTTGTATTTTACGCAGATGGAATACAGCTTGGAGCAGCGGTAGCAATAACTGCTCGCACACCACCAAATCTTGATTGCAATGCGCCGTTGTACATCTTGGGAAGGCCAACAATCCGTTACGTAGGCAGCGCCAAATCAACATACACCTTCAACCGCGCACTATCAGCAGCACAGGTACTAGACCTTTGCAGGAATGGCGTAGCGTATGCAGATAAGGGGGCGAGTCAGACTACACTGAATGTGAGTAGTATGGTTCAAGGCACATTCGATTCCGCATCTGGGCTATCTGCCACAGGAGGTACATTTACTAAATCAACAGCAGGTACAAAGAACTGCGGAACAGCCGACGAGATTTTATTCATATTGGGCAAAACCTACATTGCAGAATATGATGCGGAATTTACAGGTAATATAACAGGCGCATATTTATTCCTGAAGGGTTCAGTAGGCGGGGCAAATTGGGGCGTGGCAGCTCCTACTGCTGTTAGCGGCCATAATGTTTCAGCATTTGTTTGTACTACTGGCGGCACGGGTGTTGTTAGCTTCGCCGTACCAGACGCTGTAGGTACTGCGGGTAACCTTATTATTAGCAATCTGAAAGTTTACGCAGCAGGAGCAACCCTAGAACTCACTTCAGAAGGTATCCAGCCAGAACCCGGGCAGTGGTTTGATTCGTCCGGTAACAAGCAACATGCCAAGATGCCTATTGAAGGTGCTACTACCACCAGACGTAAAAAAGAATTTGAGGTGCGCTGGTCTAATACTTGGGCCGGTACGCATGAAGCACAGTATTTGGGTGGAGTTAACGAAGCTATCCTCCCGTCAGATAATATCCGCATCGAGTCCATTACCATGCGCTGCTCTGCTACTGGGGTGAACGTCATTCTGGGCGATGGTTCAGCTACTGCGAGGTGGGTAGCTTCTGTTGCGCTTGCTACCTATCTCGATTGCACGATAGCGAACAGGAATCACGATGGCACGAACCGCAAGCTGGTAATCGACCCGTCTGCCAACTATACCGGAACTATTACCACAACAATCATCGGTAGAATTTTAGACTAGGGAGGCATCATGCAAATTACACTAACAAGCGGCACGGTCGTGGAAATCAAGGGTATCAACCTATCTGCTGGTTCTGTGGACTGGAGAAGGGTAAGCGGAGAATATACTGGTGATTGCGTGAGCTATGTCAGCATGACTGACCTGGCAACCGCAGAGCAGTCTATCAAGGAAGCACTTGAAGCAGAGGGAGTATGAAACTTCCAATCGACAAGCAAGCGCATTTCCTCGCTGGCTACGCAATATCTGCCACAGCTCTAATGTTGCTACCCTACGGCTATGGACTTGCTCTTGCTGTTATAGCCGGGTCGATTAAGGAGTTGTACGACTACGCCAGTGGCAAGGGAATAGCAGACCGATGGGACGCTGTTGCAACCGGGATTGGCGGTCTTGTTGGCGAGATTATTTTCTGGGGAATAAAAGGGGGATTATAATGGAAGAGCGCGGACATAACTATCATCAAAGTATATCAGATGATGATGCACAGAGAATAGCCAATGCAATAGCAGCTAAAACCCACGCCGAATTTCTAATAGACGCCGAACTGCACTATAATAGCCACAAGAAATTAGATAGGCTATTAACTGCCTATGAGACTGCTTCCAATATCTTTTGGAAGGCTTTTTTATCTTTGATTATCTTAGGAGCTATTGTCCTCGCCGGTATTGGCATAGCTAGAGGAGTTAAATAATGCCCTTCCCTTTACTGTTAGCACCTCTTCTTTCTTCCCTAGCTTCCAAGGGCATGAGCCTCCTCGCCGGTGCTATAGAAGCCAAAGGCAAGGATATCATCGAATCCAAGCTAGGAATCAAAATTCCCTCTTCTGTCTCTGAGCTTACTCCTGAGCTTGTCCAAAAGCTTAAGCAAGCTGAAATGGAGCATGAAGAGTTCCTTTTAGAAATGCAGGTAAAGAAAGCCGAGCTAGATATAGAAGCTGAAAAATCGGCGTCGATTCAAGTAACGGATAGATGGAAAGCTGATATGACCTCGGATAGCTGGCTATCTAAGAGCATCCGTCCCCTGACTCTTATCTTTATCCTAGCAATCTATACTATCTTTGCCCTTATGTCAGCCTTTGACGTAGATGTAAATGAGTCCTATGTAGAGCTTCTAGGCCAGTGGGGTATGTTAATTATGTCTGCATACTTCGTAGGTAGGACAGTGGAGAAGGGAATTGCTTCTGTAAAGAAGCCTCAAGGAAAGGTAGGAGATTAGATATGAGTCCTCTAATGTCAGCTCAAGCAGCGTTCCTCCTCGATTTTTGTAAGCTAATCTCCCACGCAACTAGCTTAGGTTTTGTTGTCACATCAGGAGAATTACTGCGCCCAGTAGAGATGCAAGAAATCTACGTCAAGACAGGCAGAAGCAAGACTATGCACTCTAAGCATCTTAGGAAGCTAGCAGGAGACTTGAATTTCTTCCTTCCCTCTCCTACCGGTAAGCTAGTTTATATATGCTCTGTTGAAGAACTAGAAACTCTAGGCAGATACTGGGAAAGCCTTTCTCCCAAGAATCGCTGGGGCGGCAACTTTGACAAAGACTGGAGCAAAGAAGATAATTTCAAAGATGCTCCACACTTTGAAAGAACCCTCTAATGGCACAAATCAGAGACTTATATCCCTTCTCTACTAGAGATGGTAAGGTAATACCCCTAGACATCCTACGCCCCAAGTCTGTGGCTAGGATTTCTTTCTTGGATGCTACCTCATCTGCTGCCCTAGACCTTGTAGAAGATACCCCCATCCTTATTCTACGTACAACAGCTCCTTGTATTATAAGGTTTGGCTCTGCTCCTGTTGTCCTCTCCCAAGCTTTGGTAGCCGGGCAGATGTTCCTAGGTGCCGGCGAAATTTATATAATAGCTCCTCCATCTAATCTTCTATATGTGATGGGAGATGGGGTTGCGGGTAATTTGACGGTGCAGGTGATTGAGAGATGGGTAGGATTAGCAGCTGATATCAACTTTAGGAGACCCTAATGGCGCAGATTCCTAAGATAGTAGACCTCACTAAGGGCTATGTATTTACAGACCCCAAAGCCTTTGCAGATAATAGAGGGCACACCCAGCAACAGGACGCCCCAGTAGAAATCCTTCCGGTAGTAGCTATGGAAGGATATAACTTCATGCCTACAGCTTATGGGTATAGAAGCTACTTTGGAACTAACTCTACCCTAGATATAGCAGCTCTAGGCGCTAGGGTAGATTTTCTCATTATGATGCAGATGTCTAACTTTAAGAACGTAGCTATTGCTTTATGTGAGGATGGGATTTGGTGGGCACAACCTACTATTTCAGGGGCGGTGTGGGCGCAGGCCGCTTCTTATCCTATTCCAACGGCAGGAACTCATAAAGATTGGACATATGCTCTACTTGAGAATACTCTCTATTGCTATCTTCAAGGAAGCCCCGAGGTGTGGAAACTATCCTACATGGACTTCGTTGATGCACCCTTCTCTATTACCTTCTCAAAAGAGGTTCCTAGCACCTTCATAAACTATGCTACCTTAGCTGCCATGAATGCAGATACCACCATCACTTCTGATAAGGTAGGTAAGCTGTGCTATAACTATGAAACCTCTTTGTATTACCATCTGGATTCCATCGCCCCTACTTGGACAGTCTATTCTTCTACTACTCATGGTAACTTTATCCTCAACATGGCAGGACAACTAGGGATATTCCGAGCTAATCTACGCCTAGCTTTCTGGGATTCTACCAACTCTATAGGATGGAGCGACTTATACGACAAGATGGACTTTGAGCCGTCTCTCGAAACGCGCGCAGGTAATACTATATTTTCTGGTATCCTAGGTAGGATAGTTTCTATCTTGCCTCAGGATACTGGTTTCGTAATATACTCCACAAAGAATATCATAGGAGTTAGATTCGCTAATGATGTAGCTCAAATCTGGGATGCTTCTGTAGTGCATGACTCTGCAGGTATAGCCTATCCTAGGCAGGTTACCGTAGGTGCTTCTGACTCTGACCAGTTCGCTTATACCAATATAGGATTCCTAGCCATTGGTAAGTTCAATCCGCTCACTCATAAGAATGAGATGTCGGTCATTATGCCAGATGTGTATGATATCCTAAAGGAATCTGGGGAACCTGTGCGTCTCGATTTCTTACAGGGAAGATACTTGTTCATCTCTTTAGTAGACCCTACCTATATCACAGGAGCTATACGAGTAACCTTTGATGAAGTATCTTCCTTAACAGTTCGAGTGCTATACAATGACCCCTCAAACTTAGACCTATACATTCCTCCTACCTATATAGGGGAGCAGAGCTTTACAGTAAATCTTGCCTCTCAGATAGGTAGCGGTATTACAGGAGGAGCGTACTACCGGTGGGCTGCTAAATGTTATAAGATTGGGCTAGACCGAGCGACTCATTTTAATCCCATTAGTAGAGACTCGTTTGGAGGGCTAGTGCCTGTAGCTAGCGTAGATGCCACCCCCTCCATCTCCGAAGCAGAAGCTAAGGCCATCGTGCGGGGCGAGCTTACTTACAAGACTCCTTCTCTTGAAGTAGCTTTTGAGGAAAACAATGCTAGAATAGTACTGCCGTGGGATATGACAACTCAAGGGGTTTCCGATGCCTATCTAAATCTACTAACAGCTAGACAGAAGAGTGAGTGGGATCTTCTAGGCATGATAGGTCTAGCTGATAAGAACCGGCTAGAGATGGCAGTTAGCAGCGCGTTTACGGCTATTCCCCTTGTGGTGAACTCTCCTACTCTATTCCAGACGGAGCTAATGATACTCGAGCGGTTTTTTCCTGTGAATGTCCCTCAGCCAGCCTTCCACGTAATTCCATACGTGGCTGGTATAACCTATACTAACGTTCCGCTAAATAGCCTTGCTTGGGTTACAGGCACGGCTCTTAAGAATGTCCTAGCAGGGATAGCTCCTGCAGGAGCTATTATAGAGGCTGATGATACTACTGGGCGTGGGGTTATTATCCAAGACCCAATAAAAATCACTATCCCTACTGCGGTTACTTCTGTGCCCAATATAATAGCCCCAGGTACCTCTGCTACTCTGATACAAGAAACCCCGACTATTGAGAATACTGAGTTATCAGTAGGGCCTGCAACAAGATACCTAGTAGAGAGGGGGGATCCTATAACTTCGATGTCCTATGGACAGCTTATACCAAAAACGAATGATACTACCCTTGGTCAGGCAGGTTGGCCGGTATTCTATAGGCTAGGCCCTAATTGGGTGCAGAGTGTTGACCCCTGGCATACAACGCTAGTCTACGGCGGCACAGCCATAGTACGGTTTAATTTTACTACTATGTATCCTGAGCTGGAGCCTGATACACCCCGCACCTGGTCGTATACTATAATAGACCCGACACTGCCAGATCCGAATCGAACCTTAGTTGCGGTAATAGGCATGTCCGAGGACGTAAATTTTATATACTTTACCGTAGATACTGTAGCTGAATCTACGGGTGTTCATTTTCTGGAGCAGTGGCCTTTACTCAGGACTCAGTTAAGGGATTTCTATACACTAGGAACGGATTGGTACTCTACGGTAAAAGTATCTGTTGAATCTCATGGTGCAGTATCCCCACAGCCCTCTATAAGCTATGCGGAGGATAGCCCAATGTCTGCTACGCAAATGGCACTAGATTGGGCTACTGGAGATTCCCCAGCCTCCTATACCTATACAGATCATGCTATCGTAATACCCGGAGTAGATCTACGTAGTTATATAAATCTACCTCCGTATGCTACGGTTACCTATCCAGGAGCTACTTTCCTTATGCAGGATGGCTCTATTGCTCCTATATATCCAACATTCTCTGGTGCGTTAGTTTTAGATACGCACCTGAAGAAACTAGGGAAATTAAAAGCAAACTACAAAGCTCTTATAGAATATGCTCCTATCAACAGCAATACATATTCTCTTAGCTTCACTAACTTCGGGGTGTCCGCTGGTATAGTAGATGCTGCTGGGGTACTCACCGTATTTGACGCCCTTCCAGTAGATAGCTATATCAAGTATGGATTGTATGGTCTGTATAGACTAGGATATACAGACCTCCATGAAGTAAAGGTAACTCAGCGTAGGCCTCTAGAGTACACAGTAGTTGCCGCTGCTTCTACTGATGGCAAGTCTGAAGACCTCTTTAATAAGAACACGGAGTCCTACACTGCTTCTGATATTAGTGTACTGATGGCTGATATATCTGGTAGGTGGCACACAGTCAAGATTTCAGGAAACTATGATTTGACCGGTCTTGAGATACGTGGCACTATCTCTGGCAGAAGATAACCTAATAGAAGGAGATACATCATGCAAGAATCAAGATACCCAGACCCTGCAACCAACAATACAGTAACTACCTCGGGTGGTACTACAACAGCCACTACCTCTGGTAGACAAGGAGTCTCTGAGAATACCTCTGTGCAGAATATGACACCAGAGTCCTTAGCTGCTCTTCAAGGCCTTATAAATCAGCTGATGTCTGGTGGCAACAATGAGATACTAGCGGAGAGGGCGAAGAGATCTCAGACTCAGCAGGTAATACAGGCTCTTCTAGGCCAAGTATCTTCTGGGCAGGCATTCGAGGAATCCAAAGGACTGATGGCTCTTAACTTACAGAAGGCTATGGAACAGAACATGCCGTCTATCCAAAGAGCTATAGAGGGTTCAGGTACTTCTGCAGGGGCAATGCAGGCTCTACTAGCCCAAAAGCTTGCTTCCGAGTCTGCCCTATCTGCATCGGCTCTTGGTGCGGAGCAGGCTAAAGCATATGCTGCCCAAAGAAGCTCATTAGCTAGTACCCTAGAGGCTGCCTCTCGGCCAACTAATGCGACTACTGATGCACTTATCAAAGCTTTGGGAATCGCTAAGGGGGCAGTTCAGAATACCCAGAGGAACGCCAACTCCAATAGCTCCTCTGTTACTAATACAGTAACTCCAGATACTACGAAGACTACGGTGTATGATAATAACTCAGGGCAGCCCTCAGACTCTGGGGTAGCTGGGCCAGATAGCTCTGCCTTTGACTCTCCGCCTAATAGTTACTATACCAATCTCCGTAATACTGGAAGCAAGCAGAGCTTGTATGATTACTTTACTGGGAGAAACTCGAATGGCTTCTAATACTACCCCCACAGACTATGATAATCAAGTAGCTATAGCTGCTCTAACAGCAGGACTTGGGCAGACACAAGTCTTCCGTGATTCTGGCTCTGATATTGCAGCTGCTAATAGGATAAACACTGGAGCCAGACTGCGAGGCTCTAACACCATTGCTTCTATTGATAAGAATGGAAGAGTGGTAATTACCGGAGGTAGGGGCATAACCACAGGCTATGAGACTGGGGTAGAGGGTATTGCACCAGCAGGATTTACCTCCACCTCAAGACCCTCTGGTGAGCGTAGTAAACTCACCTCCTCTATCCCTCCGACAGGTAGGGTTCAGCAAGATATAACAGGCATCGCAGCTCCCTCGGAACACTTCTTGTCTGAGATGAAGAGAATCGACGACATCCAAGATCCTAAAGAGAAGTTCTTTGCAGTAGCTCAACTGCGAGGAGCCGCAGAGGAGACTATAGCTAAGTTCAGGGGGCAGGCTGATAAACAAGCTAGCCTAGAATTCAAGGTCTCGGAGCTAGAGCAAGCTCTTAGGACAAATGAGGCAGCTGATAGGAATGACCCTAACTACTGGAAAGTAAAAGCAGACTCCAAGATAACCCAGAATGTTCGTCAGCAATATGATGCTGCCCTAAGTGCATCTAGGGCCAGAGCTGATACTATCTACACCTCCAATCCAGAAGCTGCTAAACTCAGAGGAATTATTGACCCATTCCTAGAATATACAATGAAGAATCTCGCTCGGCAGGAGACAAAGGCAGATGATAGAGAAGCCAAGGCTGAAGCCCTAGCAGCACAGTTCGGTACTGGCCATTTAGAGCTAGCTGGATTGATAGCCCCAGGAGCTGACCCTGTGCAGATTGCTGCTAGGGAATACAATAACCCACAGTTCAGAGAAGCTGCTATGGCTATGAGCACGCCTGAAGATCTAGTACCTCTAGCCCTTGGGCCTAAGAATGCCTATGCTAGGCAGGGGGTTATCCACAAGCAGGCAGTCCTTCTAGGAGGAGCAGAGGATAAAAACTCTTCTGAGTATAAGAGAGCCCACGCTCAAGCAGAGGGTGATTTCAGAGCTATGCAAGACTTAGTAAAGAACTCTACTAACTTTACTACTGCTATGGAAACCTATTATCCAGTGTCAGAAAAGCGGAACAAGATCCTCGCCGATTATACTACACTAGATAAAAGCAAGGTAAAAGAGCGGGAAGCGTTCCGCGCAACTATGGCTCCTATCCTCCTATCCAAAGCTAAGGAAGCTGACTTCCTAGGTAATGTAGCAGGATGGGGTAGCGACTCTGTGCTAGGAGACCCAACCCTTGCTATCTCCTCTGTGTATAAGAATGTACGAGTGAGAGCAGGAGCAGGTGCCCCAATATCTCTTACCGCTCTAGCAGCCGGTATCAGAGAACTCCCTGATAAAGGACAGCAAGCTAAAGCGAGGGATGAGCTACTACAGGTAGGGCGCGCCGCCTTGCAGAGACAAGCCTCTGGAGTCTATGGTAGATTTGGGGATGGCTTAGATCTAGAAACTGCCATCAATACAGCCCTATCAGATACTATCCTATCCGACTTCTTTGGGAATATTGCAGGGAAAGCAGCTTTCGGTGGAGCTACTGGCCTAGCCATAGGTGCACTACCCACTCCTCTAGCTCCTATAACAGCACTCGGAGGGGCGGCTATAGGAACAGGAGCTGGAGCTGTGGTAGGTACAGCAGAGTCCATATACAATCTATTGAATAAGGAGAATCAATAATGGCCGAAGAGTACAAGTACGACTCCCCACTAGCCAAGTATGCCCTTCACGCAACTGCTGGTGCGGATGCTATGGGAGTGCTAGACACCTTAGGGCATGGAACCGTGGCTACTGTGGTAGACGCAGGTACAACCATATGGAATTCCCTTACTCCTCAGCGCCTCGAGGCCTCTACAGAGGATCTCCTATCTCGTATAGACTCTAATGCCCTGCAGGTATATAATGAGCACCCAGACGCAGTAAGACTGGCAAGCTTTGTAGCGGGTAGTGTAGGGCCAGTAGGCCTCGCCCTTAAGGGAATGAATGGGCTACGAGCAGGTTCCAAGACTGTCAGCTGGTTTTCTAAGGCAGGTACAGAGTCTCGCCTAGCTGAGGTAAAAGCTGCTTTCGCTGGTGGTGTGGGGAACACAGAGAGAGTAGCAGCTGCTCAACGTATGGTCTATCAGGCTAAGGGATTGAATGTCCTTGCAGATAACGTAGCTGCTGAGGCTGCTATTATGGGGGCTATGTCCTCGCACCCCTACATGGAGGATTACTACAAAGATCTAGGGACTAACTTTGCTATTAACATGGCTATTGGCAGTATAGTAGGTGGCATAGGTGGTATTGCCATTGCTAGGTCTGAGATTACTGGGGTTAAGAAAGAGATTGAGCATGAGTTTACTTCCACTGCCAATGCCCTAGCCAAAGCAGCAGACCCCTCTACGCACGTAGGTGTACAACTGCAACAACACATGCAGAATGTATCGCAGATAGAAGGAGCCTTAAGTGCAGCAGAATCTGCGGACTCCAAGTTTGTGCTTACCCAGTTTACTAAAGACCACCTAGCCAATCTGAAGATTGTAGAAGAAGCTAATGCGGTGCGGGTACTGGAGGGGGTTGCTTCTGAGGATCTTCTAGCCCTAGATGCAGCTACTCAAGGCTCTATTAGGAAACTGCTGAGCGATCCTAAGTTCTCTGGCTTCGATAAGCTCTCCTTCCTTCCTATCAAAGATACTGCTAATACCTTTGTTAAGGAACCAGGCACTATTCAGAAGCTCTTTGACTTTACTAAGAAGGTTGTCAGTAAGAAGGGAGTTGAGAGAACCGTAGCCAATGATGGAGTATATTCCCCTGTGTGGAATGGCTTCATTGGGAAGGAAGAAGCCTATAAGTATTCTACACTAGCTGACCTAGGAACTTCCGTTGAGTCCCTCGCAACCTCTGTTGATAAGCTTGTGGGTTTCCTAGCACGAGTAGATGCTGGGATGGAACATTCCGTAGGACACACAGCTGTAGTAGAAAAGGATTTCGCGCAGGCCTATTTGCGGATGAGCCAATTAGATATTCAGGATGTAGTAGGTAAAATCTTAGCAGCATCTCCTGATGACCTAGCCTCTATGAAGGCTATGTACCTACGCGTGTCTGAATTCGCTAGGGCGGGTAATAGTATAGATGCAGTGAAGACTGTACTCACTAAAGAAACTCCTAGGTACGAAGCTATCCAGCGTACCATCGCTCAAAGAGCTGGCTTCCCTAGAACCTACTTGGATGACATAGCTAAAATTAACGAGACTAGGCTCCAGTATCAGGTATATGATGGCCATGACAGGGGCAAGGTACTTGCAGAAGGGCTATCCAAGAATGCTCAATCTCATATAGCTAGCTGGGTACGTGGGGACACAGAACCCCTTCGTAAGGCAGGCGTACAACTAGCCAATCCTAGTGTACAGGTAGGAGCCAAAATAGAGGCTGTAGAGGCTCTACGGGAATTCCAGCACCACCCTCGCTCTAGGGCTCTTAGAAAGACTCTTTTTGGGATAGCAGATTCTGAGGGCTTCGTGCTTATGTATAGAGGATTAGGGAATGACCCTAAAGGTCACTTTGGGATGGAGAGTTATACACTAGACCCTGGCAAAGCTGGAGCCTTCTCCATAGGTAATCCTACAGGGCTGCGCATGTATAAAGTGCATGTGGACGAGGTCATTGGTATGGTAGAGGATATAGGGCCTAAAACTATGTCCAATATGGAGATTCTAGTAATGCGCTCCGCAACTAGGGAGAACGCAGTTATTCCTACACATGACCTATCCCATGCCCCATCTAAGTTCTTCTCTGATGTAGGGGAACTTATTGACACTGTAACCCACAGTGCTCCGAGTACTAGGACAGTATCCTTATCCGAGCTGGCAGATGCTATTTCGGAAACAACCCTAGCTAAGGTCAAGGAGTATCAACTTCTGGGAATGGGCGTCGAGGAGATTTCCCTACGTACTGGCACTCCAGTAGATACAATCATGGATATTATCACCTCAGGTAAGACCCATGTGGATGTCTCAGAGCTTATTAAGTTCGGCTCCCAGCAGAGCATAATAGATGCAGCAGCAGTTACTAATCGTGCTCTGTTAGTAGGAACCAATATGAATAAGGTTCCTACGGCTGAACTCCAGGCTGCCTTGAATGCTTCTAGTTTCAAGAATCTAGGGCAGCAAATGGTAGAGCATGACATCCTTACCTCTTCTTCTGACTTTGTGCGAGGAATAGGTGAGCAACTCCTGAATACAGAAGCAAAGACTCAGCTTACGTGGATAGAGAAAGGAGTGGATGATTTACTAGGAACTGCTGTTGGTAGTACGCTATTCCGCAGTGCTAACTCCGCTCTTGAGAAACTCGGCCCTGTAGGAGAGCTAATTACTGGCGTTGGTAAGCGTCTAGTAACAATTAAGAACCTGGCTAAGGAGCAGCTTACTACGCCCCTATCTCAGGCTATGTCCACGCTAACAAAGAATGATGCTTATATAATTGAATTCAACAATGCTATCAACACACAAGCTAAGGTTGTTGGAGCTAAAATCTATAAGGCTGGGCAATTCTGGGAATTCAATGCAGGTAAAGCATCTATTGATAGTCTGGTTAGGGCTACGGATGAGGACTTTCTAGCCTATGCTCACTCTGTGGATAAGAGTGGTACGGAGATGTTGAGGGTACTTACAGGAGCTGGAGGTTCTGAGTTTAAGGTAGTAGTTCCTGAAGTGGATGCCGCTCTACGTCAAGTACAGAGTGCTGGGAGAGAGTTATATGCTATGAAGAATGTCTCTCATAAGGCATTAGGGAAAGGCAACCTAAGTGATATTGGCTTCTGGGTTCCAGCTAATAATCCTCGTGGTAAGCAGATTGCCTACGCTTTTAATAGAAGGACAGGCGAGACTACCATGCTTATGGCAAGGACTCCTACTGAGCTAAACTCTTTCATTGAGAGATTCAAAGGCTCCTTAGGAGAAGAAGGCAAGCATACTGATATTGTAACAAAGGCGCAGCAAGCTGACTTCAATAAGATTGCCGGCCGTCATGATCCTATGTACATGGCAGTTGCAGACGCCGGCAAGCAGCACGGAGGCTCTTCTGCTCTAGCAGAGATTTCCACGACAGCAGATTCTTTAGCTGATATTATACAAGGATACGACCACTATATCAACAGAGGCATAGATGATATAGCTAGAATCCAGTTGAATCCTATCATGAGTAAGCTGGATAATATGTCCTTAGTCGCTAATGTTGGTTACTCAAAAGCTGCGCTAGGTGCTGTAGAGAAGGGAGCTACAAGGAAACAAGACCCAGGTAATGTCATTAAGAACATCCTAATGGGGCGCTCTAACCTAGAAGAGCATGAAGGGTGGAGTGCTATACAGTCTGGGGTACAGATGATAATGGATAGAAGCTTGAAGGCTGTAGCTGAGGTGATGGCTCCTGTTATTGGTAAAGGAGCTAGGACTGAGGCTGATTGGCTCAAGGTTCAAGCTGAGCTAGAAGCTAGGGGAATAGTGCATCCTTTCCAAGTGTTCCTAAAAGGCGAGGAGCAGGCAGTCCCCGATGTAGCAAGACTGAAACAAGCTTACCTATCCCAGTCTCCACAGACTAAGACTTCCCTATCCCCTCGCGCCGTTGCTCTGTCTAATAGCTTGGCAGCAACAGTAGTTCTGCGCTTTGGAGAACTGGCTCAGCCTCTAGTGAACATGCTATCACTACCTATCCTTACTAGTGGGGCTATCAATAAGAAACTGGCTGCCTCTTATGCAGGAGCTACTCTGGATTCTTCAGCTAAGTTCTCTACAGCTGAGGCTATGATGGATGGTGTAGCTCTTATGCACTCACAGCATGGGGAGAAATGGGCTGCTCTTGCTGAGAAGGCTGCCCTATTCAAGGATGATTGGAGGACTGTTAATGGTATCTTTAAGGATATTCGTAACCTAGAACCTGGGATGATGTCTAAGGTTGAGGATGCCCTAGACTCTAAGCTTGTTAATATGATGTCCAAGCCAGCAGACTGGTCAGAGCAGGTGGTACGTAGGACGGCCTTTTTTACCGCAGTAGGTATTGCAAAGAAAGCTTATCCCACCTTAGGGGAGGGCGGTGTTATGACCTTTGCTAGGAACTTCATGGATGAGGCTATTGGTAACTATGCAGCAGCTCAACGCCCAGCTATGTTCCAAGGTACTGTAGGTATGGCTATGGGCTTGTTCCAGACCTATATGCTTACTATGGCACAGCAGATATATAGGCAAGTAGAGACGAGGAACTGGCAGGCTTTAGCAAAGATGATGCTTACACAGCAGACTATCTTCGGAACAGCTTCTCTCCCCGGCTTCCATCCTATATCCGAGCTGATAGGCAGCCATTACTCTGATGATAACTATGACATCACATCCTCTACCTTCAGAGCCTTCGATGATAAGACCTCAGAGATGATACTATATGGGCTGCCTTCGCAGCTTGTGGGTATTACTACTAGGGGAGATATTCAACCACGCGTTCCCCTAGCAGAAGGTGTATCTAGCCTGCTTCCCTCTATCAATATCCTTACGCAGAGCTTCGCTGCTATGGATAGAGTAGCCTCTGCTGCTTTCACTGTTAATGAGAATGCAGGGGTTGCTATGCTGGAAGCCCTATCGCTTCAGTCTATCAGTCGACCTATTGCTAGGCTGAGTGAGCTGGGCAGTGGCCATGCTATTACATCTACAGGGAAGCTCATATCTACGGCAGAAGATATCTATACGCCAGCTGGGGTAATCTCTAGGGTCTTTGCCGCACGACCAATAGAGGAGATAAAAAATCGCGAGGCCTTGCACCTAGATTCCTTATATGGCTCCATTGATAAGAAGAAAAGGTCTAAGTTAACAGCTCGCTTGAAGAGCCATCTGGCTAATGGTACTCTAGATCAGGAGGTGATAGAGAATCTAGCCTATGAGTATATGAGAACAGGGAGTCCTACTGGCTGGAGGAGTGCTGTGAATGAGGCTATAGGGCAGACTTCTAGGACTGGCTCTGCGAATGTACGGGAGCATCTCTCCAAGAACTCCGCTCTTATGAGCATGATGGATGACCTAGACTAAGGTAGTTGAATAGAAAGCAAGACAAAAGAATGCCCCACCTTGTGAAAGAGTGGGGCTTTTCTTTAGTCGCTTACTAGGAACCAATCGTTCTCCAGTAAGTCAGCCTGCGAGGCTACCCAAGGAACTATCTGGCCACCTGATGTTCTAATATCAATGTGCGACATGTAGTTGATAGTAGTACCTTCGGGATAGATGCCTAGAAGTGGAGGCCTGCTGACTTGGAATCGGCTACCCTTGACTAGGAGTAGGAACATCCCTGCTCCATTCCACCCTACCCTAGCAACCTTATGTCCTACCTTCAGGGCCTCCAGAGCGAAGCCGAAGGTCAGGTTGCTGACTGGGTAATAGGATTGCTCGAAGACATCCGCAGGACTCCAGCTTACATAGCCCTCGTACTCTGGGGTATTCGGCTTATTGCCACTTTCTGTATATTCTACCAAGTATCCTGTATCCTCCCCGCTCTCATTCTCTGGTAGTTGCCAGCCTCGGAACTCATTATACGCCGCACGAGTCATCGGGATTGCATTCACTACCTTAGTTCCTATGTATTGGTTCATTTCACTTCTCCTTATATTATACTGCAATTAGTAACCACCTACGAACATATCCTTTTGTTTCGGTTCTCGTAGAATCTTCAGCATGTGGTGAGCCTGATGAAGCGCATCGGATAGTGCGGTATGCTTAATCCCTACGAATTTATCAGGCTTGATTCCCTTGTTCTGTGGTAGGTTCTTCAATGTCCTGTAGCATCTGCCATTAAAGGGTTTCCACGGCTGTACCATTCCTACCTGTTCATATACTGCTTGTAGGATAGGAATGTCGAAGTCTGCTCCATTGCCCCATACATAAGCCTCCCCAAGTTTTAGCTCCACCTTCCGCAGCCAGTCACTGAATGCACCTAGTGCTTCTATTACTGAGGTATGCCCTGAGAAAGCTTCCTCTCTCGCTGCTTGGGATTGCCTACCCCACCAAGACATAGTACCAGGAGAATCGACGAGGCCTATCCTTAGAGAATCTTGATGCGAGATAGTCTGGTAGAACTGCTCCTTCCCATCTAGGGTACATGCCCCAATAGCTAGTACACAACATCCGGCCGAGGTTCCTGTTGTCTCTAGGTCAATCATTATATCTGTGCTCATAATTTCTATTCTCCTTCCCTTAAGTTAGTCTATCTACTCACTGATGTAACATGGCTCAGCCCGAATACATCTCTGTACAGGGCCTCCCATTTCTCTGGCGATATAGCAACTTCACTCATAGCCATAGAACCTGCAAGGGTTCCCAGTACCCATATCTCCTGCATATCTGATATAGAGTTATAACGAACACCTGAGAACTTACCCTTCTTTAGTTCCGAGGAAGTCTGGAAGTCTGTGTGGTTAGGCCTCTTAAACTCCTCGCTCTTACTTATACTTGATATAATATTTGCCATGCTAGAATGTCCTTTCTTCTGGGGTTAGATATTCAGGAAGAAGCAAAGCCTCGTCCCACTTCTTCTGCTCTCGATGCAATGGCATATAGCCCTGCTTATTCTTTACAGTTATTACCTGCACCTTATCTGAGGTCATCAAGTTCTTCATAATGATACCTAGCTCTTTGACATCGGATAAGTCTTTGGCTACTATCTTCCACAAGTCCGAATGACTCATAGGACTGTGCGCCTTTGTAAGCACGTCGATGATAGAGTTAGCTACATCACTGTATTTGCTCTTGCCAAATTCTCCTAAAGCTTTCGGCATTCCAAGCTCTGCTGCATGTAAGACTGTGTTGGCCTTCAATGCGTCCTCTGCTGTGAGTGAGGTTCTGTGTTCGGATAGGGCTGTGAGTATTGTTAGTTTTAGTAGGTGTATAAATCGACGAGCGGAGTAGTCTGAGAATCTATTGTCCTCTACCCCAGGGTCTGTCTTGTACATTCTATCCAGCATTGCGTCAGCTCCCGCTGTGCGTGTGATTGCTCCTTTGAGGTCAGTTCTTATTTTCTGTAGGGTATCTACTATTTGATCGGCGGCGTCTTCTTTTACAGGGGCTGGAAAGGTTATCTTGTGTTCTGTCATATCTGCGTGAATCATCAGGAGCCTAGAAAGAATGCCTGTGCCTAAGGCCTCTGGGGGAATGGCCATGCCTAGGCCTTTGACTGTTGCACCTCCTAGTATGTTAATGGTAGGCTTGTCAATCACTACACTCTTTCCATGAAGTTTAGGGTGCTCGTACTTATCGAGGTTATCCCATAGGTTTGTAAGGGCTGTGAGAAAATCCATATTCCCTTGCCCTATAAAGTCTAGGAACTCTCCATTAGCTACCAATACTTCGGAGGGAGCATCAAGGACTAAGGCTTCTAAATCCATTTCGTCGAAGTCTGCCCTTCTAGCCATGTCCATGAAGAATCTCTCTTTAGATGTCCTATCCTTTGCAAAGGTTTTATACCCAGCTTTCTCTAATACAGTCCTAGCTATGCCAATAGCACTGGACTTCCTAGTACCAGGCGCTCCTAGCAATAACGTGTACTGATTAGGGAAGATAGGCTTATGCCCAAAGGGTAGGAACACCTCCCTGCCTATCATGGATGAGATTGTAGATAAGGCACACCATCTGTGGAATATCATGGGAGCTTCAGAGTCCCCTACGTATTTGAAGTACTCGGAGAAATAGTCCATGCCCTATTCTCCTACTTCTATATCCTCCACCAACTGAGCTACCTCTACCAAAAGGGCTTGTATTCTAACCCTGTTCTCGAGGAGGAAGCTATCAGAGGTTTTGGCGTATTCTAGGAGTAGGTCTGCTTTATCTCGTAGCTTCTGGCTAATTATTAGATTCTTATTTGGGTTCGTTGACATCTTACTTCTCCTTTACTATCTTAGACATTGTACCCCACGAGTCTCCTACCTTTATATCTACTGGTATCCGCAGGGTGCGACCATGAATTATAACTGGGTTATCCATTGCCGCAAGAACTTCTGCTCGAATATCCGTTCGTCCTGTCCGGTACTGTCCTAGCACTGAATCGTGAACTTGGGCTTTTATTCGGAGGTTTCCCTTATGCTTTTTAACAAGCCCCCAAACCTTCCATAGGCCGATATTAAGGATAGATACTGATAAGTTCTGGGGTGCGTGTGCAACGGCAGAATTGAACGCTTGGTGGCTCTTTTCTACGTTACCAAAGAAGTGCCGCACGTGCCCCAATGGACTCCGTAATTTGTGCGTGGAGATAATTTCATTTCTTACTTCCTGATACCATAACCTCACTCGATAGAATGGAACATGGTAGGAGTCCAGCAAGGTCTGCGCGAATTGCTTCAAGGTAAGATAGCCATGCTTAGGCTTTGCCTCCAGTGAGATATTAGCTGATAGGTGCGCGGAGGCATCTATAAGATTCTGCGCTCCAGCATTCTCTACGAAGGTAGCTGCTCCCATCATGTAGTTTGTACCATGCACAATCTTCTTTAGAATCTTGTTACGGAATTCCTTACTCACCATGTTATATGGTATGCCAAAGAAGAGAGTCCCTAGAGAAGTGTAGAAGTCTTTGTCGGGGTCTTCCAGAGCGGCTATAAGTTTTAGGTCTTGAGCTAGATAGGCGGTGCATCGAGCCTCACTCTGCGAGTTATCTATCTCGAAGCCCTCAAAGCCCTCTTCCATTATCAGCATACTCTTGGCATAAGATGGGATATTCTGCACCTGTGTGCCACACCAGAAGGAAGAGGAGGAACAGGCCATTCTTCCAGTCTCTGTGCCAAAAGGATTAAGACTCCATAGGAGCCTACCGCCTTTCCTCAGGAAGTCCATGTAAGTGGAGATAGCTTTCCTAGCTTCCCTATACTCTGTGATTGAATCAGTTACTCTCAAGAGGATAGGATGCTGGGAGCCTACGGCGGCGAGGTTCTTAGCATCAGTACCCCGTGCCTTCCGTACCTTACCTCCTGCTGCTGTTCTCTTCATTCCTACATGGGGGTCTGCTGCTCCTAGTACATCATAGACATATGTTTGCACTTGCTTAGGGGAAGAGGGGTTGAAGTTAGGGTCTGCAAGGATTACTCGCAGCTTTCCTAGGTTACTCTCCAATCTAGCTTCCTCCTCGCCTCGTATCTTTAGGCGCTTCTCCTCGGAGATAGCGAAGCCCTCGAAGTTACAATAGAGGGCTGGATACACTAGCTTGAACTGGCTCTGGTAATTCTTCTTTGCATAGGCAGGTAGATTCCATAGGTAGTGGATTGCTAGGAGTGCAGTGGTGAATGTATCCTTTGCATTATAAGCCCAGTACCTGTTGATATCCTGTGCTTTGGATGCTAGGTTAGCCTCTGACTTCCACTGGCAATAGTCATAGAGGTGGATGGATGCTACATAGTCAAGGGTCTTGGGAAGCTCGGAGAACTCAGCGTGCATCAAAGCCATAGTATCCAAGACCCAATTATGAGGTTCTGCATTGTACACAATAGAGTGCGTGGCATCATACATACCATTGTGCATGGCCTTAGCCATAGGTAGCTTATTCACCGCTTGCAGGAATTGGAGCGCCCTCTTATAGTCTGCATCCGTTTTCCAATGCTCTTCCATAAAGCTGATAAGAGGGAGTACATAAGTATGCAGGGTAAGATCAGCATATACAGCAGTCCAAGAGCAACAAGTGATGACAGTCTCACCAGCTTCGAGCGTCTCATTATCCTCAGGTAGTGTCTTGGTTTCGATGTCATAGGCTAGGAACTCTGCTTTCTTTAATTGCTCAAAGGCGTCGAAGAACATGCTTACTTCAGTAAGTACCTCAAAGGAGAACTCTCTTATAGACCTACCTACTGAATGGAATTTGGCGAGGTCTTTCTCTAGTACCCATGTACCATAAGGAACTGTCTGCGTCTGGGCAAGGGAGTTACCTACTATACAAGGGACGGAGAAGTTCAACCTAGACCCCCTCCAATCATTTAGTGAAGGCTTAGAGCCTGGCACACAATTAGCTAGGGTATCTGGGTTGATAAGAAAGATAGCATCGCATCCAGCAGTTTGTGCCTTAGCTACTAACTCTCCCAATGATAGGGTGGAGCTAGTAGCTATAGCCTGAAGTCCAGCTTTCTTTAAAAAGTACTGAAGAACTGGTAAGTAGTTCTGCTCTGTTTTATTGTAATTCACTAGGACTCTCATACTTCTTACCTCTCTTCTTTCTTAGGATAGGATGGTGTCTAGGGTTAGCTTCTTCACAGGCTTAAGGCATTTGTGAACCTCGCCGGTTTTGATAGAGTATAGCACCCACCCTCCATCCTTTTCTTGCTCCCAAGCTAGATTATCTTTACCACAGAACTTGCAGGTAGTCTCCGAGGGTTCGTCGAAGTCATCTATATCTTGGTAGCAATTGTCGTAGTATGGCATTGTTTTTCCTCCTCTTGGTGTTCAGGGCAGACTGCGTGGTCTGATGCAGAGACTCTTATCCTTCCGCATATAGGGCACTTGGTTAGTATATCCTCCTGATAGTACGGGGACTTGTGCCTGCACTGGGAGTATAGGGGGTCATCTAGGAAAGACATAGGGCACTCCCTATTAAGGAAGCCACTGCGATTGCTAGGGCTGCGCTCATTGCTAGAATAGATAAGACGAACCCATACTCTCTCCGTAGCTGTCTAAGGGTTCTCTTAATTCTATAGATGTTCATTCTGTTTCTCTCTTTCTTTCGTGGTTGATAAGTATCTATTACACAACCCCCTACGTGCTAACCTAAAATGTAAGGGGTTGGTTACTAGGTACTTCTGTTGGGTACTTCTGTTGGGTTAGGCCTTCTGCTGAACGACGCGAATTTGCACGTTCTCGTATTCGCCACCAGCCGGATTAGGAGACTTCTTGATAGTAAGGCGCGCATCAAAGGTAGCACCCTTGACACTGCCCATCATATCTCCAAGTGATACACCAATCAGGTCAGAAGCTGCCATGATACCTTTAATACGGGCTTTGAAGTAGCCAAGACCTTGCTCCGTAGCCATGAAGGTTTCCGTAAACATCGTCCCATTAGGGACAGGAGAGCCACCATCTGCCACGCTCTTGGTTTCTTCTACCGTATAGGTGATCTTCAGACGCTGAGCTTCGCCACCAGCCTTAGGCTTGTAAGTCTCAATCTTGCAGTCCTTTACGCCTAGAGTGTATTCACCAGCCGGAGGATTGCTGTAGTCAGGAGCATCTGGCACGCTATCCAATGTATCTTCCACCATTGCGTTGAGGTCTAGGAGAGTGCGTTCTTGTGTAGTCATGATATTTCCTTTGGTTAAGTTAAGTTACTATTGATACTACTTACTAGGGGCTAGGATGCCCCCTTCTACAAGGATAGACCGCATTGATAGTTCTTTGGAAGCCTCTATCTTTGCGTTTACCCGTGAGCCTGTTGTTACTTCTGCCTTGTACGTAGAAGACGAACCAGCGGCGTGCTTGCCCATCTTAATCTCTGTGTATATAACAGTACCAAAGTACTTAGCTACCTTCTGGCAGAAAGCTCTAGTGCCTATCAAGGGGTAGAACTTATCTCTCTTTACCCCATTATACTCTTCTTCGATAGGGATTACATGGGTGATAACTACGAAGTTAGTATTGTGAGCTGCTTGAATGACAGAGCAGATGTCTCCTAGCCACTTCACTTGTAGCCCATACTCATCCCAGCCTGGCTTAGCTTCCACTGACTTACCTGCCATTGCCATTGCTAGTGCTGAATCCCCTAGCTGTGAGCCAGAGTCAATGACAATCAAGTCCTCATGTGTAAGAGAGGATAAGAGGAAGTCTACGAAGGTAGCTTCTGGGCTTTTAGCACACTCAGCGCAGGCAATCTTACCATGAATATCACAGATTCTAATAGGAGCTTTAGAAGAGAATGCCTTGAGGATAGTCTCGCATCCCCGAGGCAGCGCCCTTGTATCTGGGATACTGATTAAGGTAATCTTTCGTAGCTCTTCTTGAGTAAGCCCCATGTGTAGGAGTGTCTCTGCTCCATTCTCTAGGTCGAACCAGACTATCTTCTTTAGCTCAGGGATACGAGCAGCAGTAGCTACAAGAAGGGTCTTACCTGTCTTGGGCTGCCCGTATAGAAGGATGGAATGATTAGGTCTTTTGGCTGATACTCTATTTGCAAGGTCGGCGAGGTTCATGCTTTTTCCTTAGAGTGTTTGTTCTACAAGCTGTGCGTAACCTGCGATATCATGCCAGTTGTCAGCATAGAAGGGATCTCCATTCAGAATTCTACCTATCTTATTAGCTTGGGCTTCCAGACTTTCTTTCATAGCAGGGGTAAGGGAGTCCCAGTTTGGGGAGTCCTTCATAGCATCCTTGAGATTCTGTGCAATACGTGCCACTTCCGCAAAGTCTCCGTATCTTTTCCCCCGCTCCTTAAGTGTAGCGGATACTTGATTCCTACTGCGTCTAGCTTGTGTCATTATATTACTCCTCTTCTTCTGTGGTTGTGGTATGCTGGAACCTCGGCAGTCCTGATGGTAGCAATGCTACAAACCATAGCCTATGGGCTACCCGTAGCTGAGTTGAGGCTGCATATCTGTATAGTACAAGCCCATTCCTAGGTGTTCCATTCTCTAGTGCCATTCGCACGTCAAGGTCTAGGATTTCTATTGTCTTGCCGGTAGTAGAAGAGCGATACTTCCCTTTTGTCAGCAAGGAAGTGGAGTGTATCCTACCCTGTAATGCATCTCTTGCTGATGAGAGGCCTCTTTTAGCTACTGCGTTTGTGTGAGTCATAATCCTAGCTCCTATGAATGTGAGATTCAATCAACTGTGGAAGAGAGTACCTAAACTGGTATTCTATTTGGTCATCCTCTGCCGTCGTTTCCTTATATCTATCCAAGGTTTGTAGGGTGCAGGTTCCGAAGTGCTTACAGGGACGCATATACTGTAGGCAATTCTTACCCCTTAAAGGAAAGACACCCAGTTCTAGCATCTGCTCTAACCTACCTGTATCCATGCCCAAAGAGATAAACCAGTTGAGCCTATCTTGCAGGGTTTTAGGGTATGTCTTTACATGCACAGTAGGTGAAAATTTCGAGGTTTCGCTTCTTGTCCCTATCTGTCCTACTAGATAGATAACATCGTATTCTGAATGCTCCTCCCCTGCTATCTGATCTAGGACAATAGAGTAACCTAATGCCTGTCCTGAGTTCTTATATAGAGGGTCGATGTCATGCAATGATAGCCCTGTTGTCTTGTTCTCAAGGATAGCATAACGCCCACTCCAGCGATTCTTTAGAACAAGGTCGATATAGCCTACGAAATAAATCGCGTGGTCTGGCTGTGAACCTAGGTCATCTATTCTGAAGCTCAGCTCAACTGCCGGCTTACCCTGAAAGAAAGCTACCTCCCAATCTAGTAGAAGGTCATCCAGTTTAGGAAAGGTTACTAGGAGAAGATTCAATAAAATCTCTTCTGTGCGCTTATCATCTTCGAGGATAGGCCAGTATGCTTTCCATGCTGCTGTTAGTGCAAGGTCAGGCTCTTGGGTGAGAAGGTAAGTAGATACCCCCTCACCGAATGCCTTACCAAAGACAGTAGCTGGATAGTCGCGCTTCTCTTGCTCCCCCTCCAAGAGCCTATCTAGCTGGAACATTCGCTCACAAGTAAGGAAAGTCTCTAGGGCTGAGTGGCTTAGTCGAATGTGCATGGGTCAAGTGTCCTTATGTCCAGTATCCGCTTCTTAATAATAGCGTATTCTGTGTTTATAATATAAGCCTGCTCCTTCAAGGCGTCAATTGCTCCATATATAGGATAGTTCTGCGCCATTCTAGGATACTGGTGTATCATTGCCTTAAGCAACTCAGCTGTACGGAGCAGCTGCCCCACCTTATTCCACCTAACTTGGTTTAGTCGTTGCAGTTCTGTAGTCATACTACTCCTCCCTCTGTAGAAAAGCTCCATCAAGTAGGTGATACTCTCTCAGTGGCATTCTGCGAATAGTGGGGCTACCTGCGGTCTCGTAGGATAGGCTAAGAGGGAAGCAATTATCTATTACTTCTTGCTTGTTCCTATATGCCCCAAATAGATAGATTATGTCATCTGGATAGATAACAGCCCAGCGAGTGCGTGGTTTACTCTTGGTCATGGCTATTCTCCTTCTTCCTCTTGGTTGATTGTTGCTTGTGCCGCCAAGACTGCCAAATTGTGTAGCAGTTCATTCGTGGTAGCTAGCGCCTCTGTCAACCTAGCTACTCGCTGCATCAGTTCAGCGACTTCTTCTTGTAACTTATCCTGCTCAAAGGCGGATAGTGCTTTGTGTTCAGTCATTTTGTTTCTCCTTGTTTACTAAATGTATATGTGTATATGTTTGTATATGCGTATGTATATGGTAGTTGGGAGTGGACTCGAACCACTGACACAAGCCTTATAAGGGACTCTGCCCTGCCACTGAGCTACCCAACTATACAACAGTGTAACAGTATGACCTTACTGCCCCTCAAAGAAGAATGTATAATTCAGGTTATCTTCCTTCAGGTCATAGGCTGTAGCATAGCCCGTCAAGGTGATGTTGTTTAGAGCCTTGCCCCCTCGTACACGGGACATCTGTGAGAGGAAAGACACTACCAGCTTGGCAGTCCTAGTTTGCTCTGTCTTGTTGCGGCTATAGGCGAGGGAGTCCACTGTTGCTTTCATGGCTCCTAGCTCTGCGACCGCGAAGGTCATGCTACCGCTTTCCTTTTCTGCTGTTACTGTTGCTGCTGCTAGTTGGTTTGCTTGGTTCATGTTATATCTCCTTATTCTGTATCTACTTGGTTAAGTTGCTTAACTGCATTGTCCAACATGGCCGCTGCTGCACTATCTACTGCTAGATGCTTCTTGAAATCCTCGATAACTTCTGCCCGTTTCTTTTGCTTCTCTACTTCTTTGAGGGCTTCTATGAACTTGGCTTCCTTCTCAGTCAGATACTCCCATTCTGTCTTATCTACCTTCTGGACAATCCATTGGTAATTACAGTCTAGGTCTGTGTCTATCTGAGGCTGGTCATCTATTTTTACCACTGCTGCTACTTTGAGGTAACCTGAGGCTAAGACTACTACATGATCACCTAGAACTAAGGTATGAGGAGTCTTGACCTTATAGGTATAGACGGTTGAAGAGTTGTAGAAGGTTACTCCTACTGTGGTGAAGTTCTCTTGGAGCAGGGCTGCTATGTGGTTGTGGTTCATTGTGTTTCCTTTCTTCTTAGAGGATGGATGCGTGTGTGTCTGGTGTGTTGAGGTTAGGGGGCAGTAAGCTGACAGCTCTTGGAACAGCTCATGGCTCATGATAAGCTGCTCTCCTTGCTGTAACATTAGCCGCACTCTGTAGGCTATAGCTTTAGGGGAGTGCCCTAGCGAAGCGCAGATTCTGCCCAGCATTGCATCCTCTGCTAGTAGTCTTACTAGGATAAGCTCATCAGAAGTAGTCCAGTTCATCCCCCGCTTCTCATAGGCACTCTCCCATGCTTGGCGTATATCCTCTTCTCTGCCCCATTCATGATAGGGATTGCTAAAGGATGGTAGGTCTGCGCCTAATAGAGTAGTTTGTTCGCAGTTCTGTAGTGGTTTAGATAAACTCATCATCTGATACCTCTGACATAAGCTTGGCAAGTTCAGCTGCTGTAAGCTTCTTCTGCTTAGGTTTAGCATCTCTCTTCTTAGAAGCAGAAGCTGCTGCAACTGCTACTCCTACCATCCTTCTCAATGCAGCTACTGCTAGACCTAAGTCCTCATCCTGTAGAAGGGAGCAGGCTGAGGGATTCTCCAGAAGAGCTTGCTTAAGGGCTGCCATCTCTTCCTTTAGAGATACTCCCTCGAAGTCTGCTAAAGACTTAATTCGTAGTGATATCTCAGAAGCTTTTTGTTCTATGTCTTGGCTCATATCTTTCCTTTCTTCCTTCTTTTTTCCTGTTGTGTGGTGCGAGATAAGAGACTTGAACTCTTACGCCTTACGGCACAGGCTTCTAAGGCCTGCGTGTCTACCAATTCCACCAACCTCGCCTATCTTTCCTAGGGTTACTATTTGCTTTTAGATAAGCTCATCCCCTAAAAGCACGTCCATCTTAGAGGCTGCTTCTTCCATAGAGAGATGCAGAAGTTTATCTCCTATTACTTTCTTCTGCTTCTCTAGCCTGTGAAGTTCCTTAGCCAGTCTTTGAATCTTGTCGTCCAGCTTATGGAATTCCTTGCGTAGCATAAAGGCTTGGCTCATTTCTGTTCCTTCCCTTCTGGGCTGGTTCTGGTATTCCATTGGGAGATATAGGACATTAGTGTAGTATTTCTCCTATTGTACCCAGTGACTCCCGCTTCGCACACTGTACAGACTACCCCTGACATATCTCCGTTATCTCCACCATATAGGAGCTGCTCCAGATTTGCCTCCCCTCCACAAAACGGACAAGGGAGTAGTGTAGTGGCTCGTTCTTCCTCTGTAGTTATCACGATGTTCCTTCCCTTCCTTGTATCTGTTAGATTGATTAGATTGATTGGATCGATTGGATCGATTAGAATGTGTTATCTGGAATTACTAGCTTCTTGATAAAGATTGCACCTTTCTTACGTAGGATAATGCGTAGGTCTACACAGTTCTCATACTCCTTGGATACAGTAGAATAGAACTCCAAGATTTCTTCTACCTTAGGACGGGAGTCTCCCTTCACCCTAGCTGTCTGCTTGTACT